CCCAGCAAGCCGTTCAGGAAGGTGAGCAAGGTTGCTCGTATATTCTGGAACAAAGTGGTATTCACAAGCTGCCCAACATAGGCCCCCATGCCGGCTGAGAGTGTGCGGGCAATATAATTCGTCAGCCTGGTATAATTATCGCCATTGATGGCGGCGTTGGATGACGCGTTATGCCCGCCGCGCACGCCCCAATAATTGCCGCCCGGCTGCGGGTTGGCGATCACGTCGATCCCGGCTGACAGCAACGCCGATAAATCCGCCGTCGCGTACGTCGTCGCGGTACCCACACCTGGCTGGCCGGATTTTTGCGTGCCGATGATCCCATAAAGCGGCTTGTTCAGCGATGATTGCTCGGGCGATAAATTCGCAAGACGACCGGCGGTAAACCCTTGCGGCGAGACCAGCCTGGTCAGCGCATTTGCCTGATCGTACCAATAAATCCAATCGCCAAACATCAGCTTGGCGGCGTAACTATCAATCCCCGCCGATGCTTTTGTCGCGACCGCATTGGCAATCGTGTCCCCCGCCGGTCCGGTCAGGATCATATAGATCGACTCACTCAAACCAAACGCGACCTGCGTGCTCCATTGCGTGGCATCATCGGCATCGGCCAGCAATGCGAGCGAGCAGCCCTGCCCGCGCAGCGCATACATGCCGGTGCGCGGCAGCGTATCGACGCCGACGAGTTTGGCGGCGGTGATCCCGCGCGCGCCATCGGTTCCAGGCGTTCCCGCCGAAAACGGATAGCTGCCCGCAACCGGCGTCGCACTCGCCGAAAGCAGGCTGGCGACCACGAGGTTTGAAGGACCGCGCAGAACACCGTTGCCGTTATTCACCGCATTGACGAGATTATTCCAAAATACCGTGCCGGTGCCGGTGATATTATCGAACACTTCCGGGCTTAGCCCAGGTAATGAAACACTCAGCCGCCAGGAATTGGCGGCGGAGCCGGTGGCGAGATTCAGCGTCAATAAATTGCCGGTTGAACCGGTGTACAAGGCGGTAAAGTTCGCCGCGCCAAACAGCGAAAGCATCGCCGCACTGTCAGTGCCATCGGTCACGCGGACACAGCGAAAATTCGCCGCCCCTTGCTGCACGGCGGTGGCGACCTGCGTGCCCATATCATATTTGCGCGCCATCACGGCGCCGAACGAAGCGGCATATTCGCTCATCGAGCCTGTGATTGTCGGTTCTCCCACCGGTCCCCAGCTGGCGCTACCGGCGACACCGAGAACATCGGTCGGCACGCCATTCAGCAGCAGGCTTTGCGGCGGCACGATTTGCACATACAAATCCGGCACGATCAGCGCCGTCGTATTCAAGGCCCCTTGCGCGTAAATCGGCATTGCTCAGGCTCCTTTCGAAGCGACGCGAACCACGAAGCTTGCTTCCGGCCCGGCCAATATCTTCGTCACCGTCGCACTGTCGGTAATCACATCCCCTCGCTTGAAGCTCTGGAACGGCTTCAAGACAACCAAATGAAATGTCATGTTCTGTCCTTAAACGTTGAATGTATCGACAAATGCGGTATTCGCGGTGAAGCCAGCGCTGCCGAACAGCATCGCCGGCGTTGTTTGCGCTAAAGTGGTCGGGTATTCCGCCCGGTAGCGAATGATGCGCTTGTACAGAACAGCGTCGGCATTGCCGTCCTGCACGTCGCTCGCCGCATAAATCAGCCGCGCCGCGGAGCCATCGGCGAGCGCGATAAATTGCGGTATGGCCAGTGCCTGGTCCACCAAGGCGCCGCTAGCATCACGGCTCGCCGGGTCCGGGCACCAGAAGGTGATTGAAAAATCCTGTTCCTGGCGCTTGATCTCTTGCAAGGCGCCGGCACCCTGCACCACCCGGGCAGCGAACGTTTCAGCCCCAGGTATATTCAAAGATGTGCCGGCATAGTCCACCAGCCAGCCCGCCTGTCTCAGCAGTGCCGCAAGATTGCTCGCGACCGTGGCGGGAGAATCATTTACCTGTATCGCATAGGGAAAAATCGTCCCATTCACCGCGACACCGGCAAGCTGCCCGACCACGCAAGCGCCCGAGAAACTAACGCTAGTGCTGGTGACAACACAGGCCAGGCTTGCCGGCACCGGTGCTACACTCTGCCAGATTCGCGGATAGCGCGTGACATTCTTTTGCACCTCATCCGCCAGCACCGAAATATTTACGTTACCGGCAGCGAGATCAGGATCCAGTGCCGGCGCGCTCGGCATGCCGCGATACACCCGGCACAAATTACCAATCGCGCTTGGCGCCGCCGTCCCATCCGGATAGAGCGCATTGGCGATGATGGCGACGAGGGCGTTTTCAACATCCGATTGATCCGCCATCAGCTCACCGCCTGCACCAGCGATAATCGCCAGACGCCGCCGACCAACTCCGCCGCGGTGACGGTAAATCGTTCTGCCCGTTCATTGGTGATAAAATCGGCGACCCGAGGTTGCACGCATGCCACCGCCGGCAGCAGCGCGATGAAACCCGGCACGCGCGTATCATCGGCGAGGCCAGCCCGGGTCCGGTCGCCAATGCCGCCCACCAGCAAACTCGCCGGGAATTCGGAAAGAAGTTTTGCTTGCCCGGCCGGCAATGGCGCGCCATAGGCGTTCGCGCCCACAAGGGCCGCCCCGCCCGGCCGCCATAAATCCAAAACTGCATTGGTCATCACCACGAGCATCGGCCGCGGCGGTTCAATCGCGGCGACGAACACGCAACCCTCAGGCCCGGCGAGATAATCTCCAACCTGCAGATAGCTCCAATCCGCCCAGGCTTGCCGGTACGGTACGCCAAACCCGCTCGGCGCATTCACGCTGCCGCCCGGCGATACCAACGCCACCGCCAGCCGCATGAAACGCCTTGCGAGATCAACCGGCGCCTCCGGACCGTCTGGCCGATAGGCATCATGTAGGAAGCCTAAGCGCCGCGCCGCGCACCCGGCCCCATAAGAGAGCCGGTCCGCCAATCGCAAACCATCCATCTCAAACCACCAAGCTTATGCCGGCATCGTTCAGATCAGGGCCGGGCGGGACGCCGAGAAATCCGCATAGCCGGCGCCGCCAGCCGTCGAACAATTTCGCCCGGTCAGCCACCTCGTTCTCATTGTGAGTCCAGGCCGCGGCACTCTCCGTGTCCAAATTCGCCGAGGTCGGCGGGATCGCCGCCTCCAACGTTGCAAGTGTGCTGATATATTGCAGCGTCACTGCGATTTCCGCCGGTGCGAGATTATTCAGGCGATATTCCAGCGTGCCGTAAGCCTGAAAAAACCGCCAATTGCTGAACCCGGACGCAACGGCACCGTAAGCCGGATAGCCGCAAAAACGGCGGATATCGACCTTCTGAGCATCTGTAAAACCCGCTGGCACGGACTGCGACATTTCAATATGTATCCCCGTCCCCGAGCGTGAAATAGACGGTGCCGGTCCCAGCCGAAAGCAGGGCCGCCGCGGTACTGACGAACGGCCCGCCGTCAACCAGAATCCGCGCGCCAGGTGGAACCGGCGTATCGCTCGTCAGCGCCGTCAACCCCGCCGCGGCACCTAGGCGAAAGAAAGCCGTTGCCGACGATGCATTATAGACCAGTACCGCACCGCCACCGCCCACAAGCGATCCATTGGCCGAATTTGTCGAAGCCGCGAGCGCCAGCGTGCCGGCGGGCCGGAACGGTTGCGTTGAACCTGTTGCCATGCGCTTTATCCCTTAACCAATATGCTCGATCATGACCGCGCGCTTGTAATTCGCATTGGTTGCCGTCGGCACCGTTGTCGGCGTGGTCGTGGTGTCGGATGGCGCGCAGAACCCGCCAATCCAATACCAGCTTTGCGCGATGATCTGCTGCAACCGGTCAATCGGCTCACGTGTCACCATCGCAACATTATCAATGATGTTCACCAGGCTGTCCTTGGGTGCCACATCATCCGCGGCCATGCCGGAGAAATCACCTTCAATCAGGGCACCCTGTCCGCAGACAATTGGTCGCCTGACATAAAGCCCGCTGATGCTTGGATGATTTTGCACATAGGCTTCTGTCGTGGTGATAAAACGCAGCCCCAGAAAATCGCTCACCATCCCCTGGCGGAATACCGGGTTCGATGATGTCGCACCCTGGAATAATTGCTTGAAATCGGAGTCGGCAAAAAGCTGACGGGCAGAAACCGGATCGAGATAACAGTTATAAACGCCATCGACCAACGGCACCGCATTGCGCCGCAATAGCGCCACCGCATCGAGCAGATTGCCCATGGTCAGCGTGTCGGTCGCCTGCAACGCGGCGGTTGTACCACGGCTTGCCGGCCGCACGATCGAACTTCCCGTCGCCGCCTTCACCGCATTGCCCGCGGTGCCGTCAGCCACCGTGACATTCCCGGAGAAGAGCAGCTCGCCGGAAATTCCGTTCGGCGCGGTTGAAATATTTGTCGCATCGACCGTCACGCCGACCACATTATAGGTGTTCGATCCGACGGTGACCGTGAGTGGATAGGTGCTGGAAACATTTTGCTGCACGCCATTGACAAACACGGTCTGGAAGCCGCGCACATCATCAACCTGCACGCTCGCACCTGCCGAGGTCAGCG